ACTGATACCCCTCGGCCCGCAAGTGCGTGTGGAACTTGATTTTATTGGTACCGGCCGCCTTGATCACCAACCGGTTGCTGGTGTTGTCGACGCGCCGCACCACCACACCACGAACACCCAGCGCTGAATTGGCGTCGGGCAGCTCAACCGTCAACGCCCCTGCGCTGGCATCAATCAGGACAAGCCCCAACTCGTTCGGCACCAGGGACTTTGATGTGTTGACCTCCACCAAAGGGATTTGGCCCGCGCCGTTAATCAAGTCGATTGTTTCGGTTTTGGTGAAGGCGTCCGTGATCCCATAACCGGCCAGCGTGGTCGGGTTGGTCCCACCCACCACCCGACCGTATTTGTCCACAGTCACACTGCGGTATGTGCCGGCATTGACACCGGTGCGCCCGGCCGCCATTTCGAACAGCAGATCCGTCACGCCCAGGACAATCGGCGCATCCGTCACCAGTTGCCAAATGCTGTCGCCGTTGGTGGTGCCGCGCTCGACATGCACCAACAACCCGGGCGTAACTTCCAGACTGCTATCAGCATCCGCGCTACGCGTCCACACACCCGCCGCCGACACGCTATACAGGCCGTTATCCTTCGCTGCGGCCTGATTCTTTACCAACACCCGCGCCTCAGCGCTCAAGGCCACCCCATCAATGGTCTGAAGGCCGCTGAGCACCACAGGGGCGGTGGTCGCCACCCGCACCGAGTGCTTAAAGTCCTGCTTGCCCAGCTCCTCCAGCACCTTTTGATCGACGTAGTCACGCGTCGCCAACACCACGCTCGGATCGATCTTAAGCGTGATGTTGCCGGTACTGGTGACAATGAAGTTCATCCGCACAATCTGTGTGCGGCCTGAACCTTGCGACAGGATCGGCTTGAAACTCGGCGCGCAGTTGGCCACCGCGACCAGATCACCGTCGATGTCGTACAGACCAATTTCGCGAATCCACTTACCGCCCTCATCGGCCGGAATAATCTGCTCGGCGATCAGCACCGCCGGGTTGGCCGGATCAGTCTTGAGCTGATTCAACGGCCGGCGGCGCCATTCGCTGATCAGTTGGGTTTGCGTTGCGCTGGGGATCGGGTCGGTGCCGTTGGCATCCCCGACGCCCATTTCGGTGATCTTCCAGGGAATGCCGAGCGCGTCGGCGTTCGCCTGTTTGGCCATCCCCACGTTTGTGAGGATCGCGAAAAACTGCGAATTCGCATCAATCATAATAAACGTCCAGGGTGTCTATGGAGTGTTCGCGGCCGACCACACCGAAGCTGCCCGTGACCTCAATGTCACGCATCACTGGCGGGTACACGTCGAGTTGGTCGCCTTCGGAGAGGGAAACGGCAATGTTCAAAGCGCCTTGGGTTTCCAGGCTGATCGCCAGACCGGTCAGCTTGCGGCTGACGGGCTTGGCGTCATCGATCAGGCGATCCAGCTCCTGATACATTTCCTCGGTGATCCCCGTGTCCAACACACCCACCTTCAGCGCGAAGGTGCCCGGCTCCCCCTTCGGCACCGTCTTGAACCACTCGATAACTTCGACCAGGTAGCCCAGCGGCTCGACCACGCGGCGCAGAGCGCCGATCGTGCCTTTGCGGGCATGGATGTAATACGACGCGCCGATGGCCGCGCGCTTGGTCGCCTCGGACCAACGATGGTCCCAGCGATCAACCGACCACGCCCACGCCAGGTGCGGCAGTAAGTGCACCGGGCAGGTGTCGGCGTTGTACAGGGTGCGCAGCGGGATGATCGTGCGCTCGTAAAGCGCCACTTCCAGGGCGCGCTCCAGTTGCGTGCTATTGCTCGGCAGCAGGCTTTTCATGTCGCACCCGCCATCACCACGCTGTAACCGGTACAGAACGCCGCCTGCGCCTTGCTCGGGGCCAGGTCGACCCATCCGGTCAACTCAACCCGGGAAACGCCAGCCACGTGTAGCTGAGCATCGACAGCCGAGCGCGCCACCTCCACGCCCAAGCGCTTGCGCGGGTTGATCCAGGCCGCCAAGCGTTTAGTGGCCTCGGCCAGACTGGCGTCGCCCTCCGGCCCGCCGCCGTTCATGTGCAAAATAGCGTCGATGCGGTAGTGAATAATTTCGGCGCTCTGTACCGTCACAAAGTCCGTGAGGGGCCGCACGTCTTCATCATCCAGCTCCGCCTCCACGGTGGCCAACAACTCGGGGCTGGCCAGCCCTTCCCCTTCCGAACTCAACACCGTTACCGTAACGCAGCACGGTGACGGGCTTTCGGCCGAGGCATCCGCCACCAGCCCCGAGGCGTTGCGCGCGTGCAGGATGTAGCTGTTACGCGGCCCTGCCGTGGTCAGCCCCTCAAAGGCCAACTGGATGCGCTCGCGAAACGGATCGTCCTTTTCCTTGATCTCCGGCACCGGCGGCACCGCCAGCAGATCCTCGGCCTGAATCACCAGGCGCTTGAGGTTGTAATTGGCCCCCAGGTGGTCAAGGTCACTGCCGATGGCGTGCGCCAGTAGCAAGGCCTTGGCCGCGTCATTAACCCGAGCGCGATTGCCCAGCTTGATGTAGGCCCCGACCTCAATCACCTTGGTGACCGGGTCGCTCTCCAACGTGGCGGTCCAGTTGTCGCCCATGTAGCTGCGAAACGTTTCTAGTCCTTCCCCGTAAGTGTCTTCGAAGTCCAGAGGCTCCAGCACTTCCGGCGCTGGCAGCGCCGACAGATCCAAGCCACTCATACGCTCACCTCAAACAGAAAGCCGTCGCCGAGGTATTCGCCGGCAATGCTCAGATCGATTTTCCCGCCCAGCACCGACAGCACGCGCACGCTCCCCAGCTTCAGGCGCGGCTCCCAGCGCAACAGAGCCCTGGCCGCCTCCGCCTGCACCGAACTTTTCCAGCCGGCATTCACGGGCAAGTCGACAAAGGCGTTGAGCTTGCTGCCGTATTCCGGTCGGTGCCGGCGACTGCCGAGCGGCGTGCCCAAGATGTCGGCCATGGACTGCCGCAAGTGCTCGATGCCGGAAATGGGTTGGCCGGTGTGGCGATCCATTCCGATCATTTGATTACTCCGGTAATTGCTCCAGATCTGGATGCGCTTTCAAAAATGCATATTGATCGTCACCACATGCAGCGACACGACCAGCAATAACTGGCAGCGTGCCGCCGCCGGGCATAATCAATGTCCGCGAGGTGAAAACATTGTCGCGAAAAACGCGCAGCGGCCCGATGGGCTCAACAGCTTCTGCAGTTGCAGGGAAACCGAGCGGCGCCGGTTTCAATCCCGGCACGGCGATAGCTTCGGTGGTCTCGGTCAGATCGCCATCGGCTCTAGACTTACTCATAAGGCACGCTCCAGCTGTGAAAATGCCCGCGCTGGGCGGGCTGTATTGAGATGAAATTAATGCGTGTGGTGATTGCTGTTACCACTGGTGTCGAGGATCTTGCCGGCACTGGTGATGTCCTTCGTTACGTGTAACGTGCCGTCGATCAGCACCGCGCCGGTCAGCTTGATGGCCGTCGACTTAAGCGTGGCTGAATCGGGTGTCAACGCCGCCTCGGTGCCACCGACTTGGGCCGTCACGGCGTTATCCGTAACGACCACCTGCGTGCTGCCGACCTTGATGGTGACCGTGCCACTCGGCAGGGTGATGGTGTAGCTCTGGGCCTGCCAGTCGTAGACCAACGAGCCGCCATCGTCAAAACGCCAGACTTCCACATGATCGCGGTTATCCGGCTGGCCACCGGCATCCCCGTACAACCCCGGGATAAAGGTGCCCATGCCGGCTTGCCCGCTGGGGTTGAACAACACTCCCTGCTCGCCCAGGCTTGGTGCCCGCCAGTGCCGTGCCTTGCCGGCCGCGAGGCTGTGCCAGCGCACCCAGGCGCTGGTCCATTCGCCATTCGACACTCGCACTGCCGGTGCCGACAGATCCACCCCGACCACCACGCACGGCATCAACATGGCGGCAATCATGCGGTCATGCTCTGCACTGGCGTAGCTCACGGCAGATCCTCCGGCGAAACAGGCCCATCCCCCGGTTCAACATCCAGCACCAGCGAGCCCGGCGGTTCGTCCGGCCATGGCCATTCCTCAACGCCCAGGTAAATTTGGTGCGTCCATTCCACCAACCAAACCACGTAACCATCCAGCTCCGGCTTGGTCCAATCCTGCATGGCCTGGACAAACTCAGCAGGCTCGACCGCAACGCCCCAGGTTTGCATGCGCAGCAACACGGCCAATTGCGC